TCTTGTTGAAGCCCAACCACCGTGGAATCATCCAAGCCATCTGCGTGTGTATATCCTTGGCCAGGCTCATTCACTATATGAGTTCTAGCGGCCTTGCTTGTTTCCTTATTAAGCCCAAGCATAGCGGAGACTCCCTGCACGGCACGCGCAATCCATCCGACTGGTGTGGCAACTGCAGAGAGCATCGGAACTTTTGATGCCATCTCTGCTACTGTTGCAACTCCACCCGAGACAACCTCCAAAGGACCAGCATGTTTGGCCTCTTCGTCTCCCATTTGAGCTTCCAATGTGTCAACCACATCCTTTGTTGGGAATACAAGGTCAACATCTGTAAACCATGCAAAGACCGTGAAAGGAACTGTGTCTGGAGTTACGCCGGAATGCAATTCGACGATTGGCGCAATGATGACCTTACCGAAACGCCCCTCACCGTCTGTGAGCCGAAAATGGGACATAGGACACATGAAGGGGACCGACATTTCTGCTGGTTGTCCAGTAGCCAAGTCAATCTCCACACCAGGATATCCAGTAAGATTTTGGGCATATCCTGTATGACCTCGGTTGCTCTGAGTGTCGTACGGGCTGTAACACATCCAATATCTCCCTTGTTGAAACGGGGTGGCGTTAAACACCAACTTTACATTCAATTTGGCTCTCAAAAAGGTGAAATAGTTCAATTTGTCCACAAGATTAGGTGCTGTTGCATACATAACCTCTGGAAAATCCAATTCTGTCGGAGCAATACTCGTATCTTGGAAAATACCTGCGTGCACTTGAACCGGCCTACCAAGAATGGAAGCTAGTGAATGAGCGAGTGATTCTGATGGAAGTCCCACCAAGCTAGATGGATCTCTCGCCACTACTCGCGCAGTGGAATCAGGCAACTCTTCTCGAAAGGTCGTGATCTGTTGTTGTTCAATTATATCTTTTTGTAATGACGTCGCAACTCGTGGGTTTTGGTAAACCAGGGCAGTCGAGTTAAACTGCTCCTCAAAAACGGAGGACGAAATAGCCTGGATTTCAAGTGGCACACATTTCGCAATAGGATTTCTCCTCCACTCTTCCAACCGAGATCGGGCTCTGCTGTCTTGGACCTTCCTCCATTTGTCCAGGACCCCTAAACGGTCAGGTTGTTTCAAGTTTATACCTTCATAGATCATCCATGGGGATAACGGGGTATAAGTGCACTGATAATATTGTCCGAGACACCAAATCATCATCAAGATCTGAATCAGCACCACACCTCGTCTAGTTATCTTGTTTCTCTGGAGTTGAATCGCCATCAAGCAGTCACAACACATACCCACCGGTCCTCCTTCGAGGAAATGCGACGCAATGATAACTGGTTCCAAACCAATTTGAGCTTCCAAGATTTCGGTTTTCGCTGTTACAAGACCAGCCTGGTGGAGTAAACTCTCTTCAACTTCCCAAAATGTCATCATTGGATTGTTGATGCCAGCCTTCTTACATGCTTCATCCATCATCTTCTTCCGTTGATTAAAAATTTGTTTTCCATGGAGAGCCCATTCCATCTGAGCGCTTTCAATGTTGTCTATTGTTGCCTGTTCGTCTGATGGGGAATTGCGGATCCATTTCGGAATCTCATCAACAGTGTTAAGATCAAGTGGCGCCTTCCAGTGGAAACCGTCCAGGACGAACTCTCGCTTTAGAAATGATACTTCTTCCAGTGTTCTGCCCAGCTTGATTTCCCCAGTTTTCGCTTCGTCAGTATACGTCATTCCAATTTGTGCGAAACCTTCCGTGATTGTGAGCTGGTTAAAAATTTCGGATGCCTCATCGCTAATGTTAATCACATTGTCATCTCCATATGCCACCATGCTCACATGCTCGTTGAATGATTTCATATTCCTCCATGACTTTGGTACCACCAACAACCAAACAAGTCTCACTGCAATGGAATTATATATGGTGTTCACTATGGCAGTCGCCGGGCATCCGGAAGGTTGTGAGTGTGTCCAGTGGTAAAGAACTCCTCGACACGAGTGGATGGAGAACACGATCTCTCTCCAAAGCATTCGTCTCTCTAAAGAATTTTCTTCACCATACCAGCCATCTATGACATCAAAGACGCTCCACAAGATTTGTGGGTTCAAGCTTCCATCAAAATTTGAGAAATCTCCTGCGACCACAGTTCGTCCTTTCCGTTTCAATTTCCGAGCAATCAATCCCCAATCTGGAGAATACACGTTTGTTCCAACAGCGCTCTCATTTTCAATTCGAAAATGGGCACAAGCAGCAAGAAACGTTAGAAAATACCTGCGAAACAGAATCGTAAAGTTTGCCGGCCCTGCTGCAAAGACTCTCGTTTTCATGGCGTCTACCTTCGCTATTGGTCGCCGTTCATCTTTGAGGGTGTCGATAAAAACGCACGGAATACGCTTACCTCTCCTCAAACTTTCATCTTGCTCATAAAGTTCTTTCTCGAAAGTCGAGTCAAGCTGGTAGTCATCATCAATGAGCGCTCTCTTGCTCATGTCTTTATGTTGGTATTTGTATGGATACCCACTACTCGTCGACCGCTTGATCGGGGGAGCATAAGGATCCATTTCTATGCCTTCAACTGCTTCTTTCATGGTCGCCGGTCGCCTATCTCCTTCCATCTCACCATATAGTTTTCTCACATCACTCATGGCGGCCTTCAACATGTTGTTGTCTATCAAAGGCGTCGCTTTACCAGCTTTTTCCAATCCCTTCAATAGAGGATCAACCAATTCTCCATTGCCATTCATTCCCTCACGCAAACCACACGGTTTAGTGGTGGGAGGGGGGAGAAATTCCTGGATCACGCTAGGTTTAATTGTCGTTCTGGTAGATGACTTATCCACATGCGTTGACCCAATTATGGAAAAATTTGATCCCTCAATTAAAGCACCAACCTGAGTTTCAAAGACCACCGGGTCCACACTCACTTGTGCGTCTCGATCCAGCGACTGGTGGGAGAGCATTTCTTTAAGTGTCCTGGCGCATACTGGAGCCGCATGACCATAAGGGTGACCTGTTCGGCCAGCTACATGAATGCCTAAGATTTTCTTTCTTAAGTTGGCGTTAACTGCAACCAGCAACGAACCACAATCACCCTTTTTCATTTCCATCTTGTATCGAAAACTTCTCACCAAGTGATATTTGGCATTGCGTGATGTATCCTCATAATGCAAGTCCGTATCCATGTAGATATGTGCATACTTGATCATTTGAGCTTTATCGCCTGCCAAAATCATGGCTCCTTGCACTCCCATGTCAGGGAATTTTGAAAGTTCCTGGTAATCACATATGTGAGGGGAAATGTCTGAATGATCCCTGATGTGATTGGGGAATTGAAGAAGCGCTAGATCATAATCCGAATTTGCCACGACCGAAATATCTTCAGCGTTAACGACTAATCCTTGCGGATTCATAGCGTTGACCAATTGAAGTTCACCGTGGAGAACAGGTACACAGTGGGCCATAGCAAGTGCTGTGCGGCCCTTTAGAAAAGTTATGCGGAACAAGATCTCGCCACCTGGTCGACGCACACCGTACGCGTTATTCAAAACCTTCTTGGCAAGTTCAAAACTATTGGCGTCCACTTGAGCCTGCGATTCAAGCGTTCCGTTCTCCTCCACGACTTGAGTCTGAGACACTGTTCTTTCGACACGATTTCCCTTTGCCTTGGTTTTGGCGTCTCCTGATGATCCAATTTCCACTCGCTTCGTTTTAAGCTTAGTGGCATTGTCTCCAGAGCCTCCCAATTCAACGGTACGAGCTTTCTTGTGCGTCCGGGCGTCACTCGATGACGCAATCTCTATTTCCTCTTCAGTCTCAGAACTGCGTCCAGTAGCCATGTACATCAACATCATTCCTACCATGGGTAACAGAGCAACGGCGGCAGACAACATTGGATTCTCCCTAATCCAATTGCTCACTCTCTCTTTCCATGAGGTAGCCATTTCGCGCAATTCCTCAAAATGTAAACGCCGCATCATGATCTCCTTCCACGATTCGTTCTTTGCCTGATCAACAAAGTACCACGTCAAGCATTTGTACATCGAGGATTCTCGAATATCTATTCCAGCAGACTTGAGGTCACGCGTCATCGCCACAGCTTCTTCTTCCATTACAGAGTTGTCCAACAGATTTAGGAGAGTGTTTTCGTCACCTTCTTCCAGCGCTTGTCTAATGATTCTCCAACCATTCTCTCCATAAACTTCATCAATAAGTATACCAAGAACGTCCATTTGATCATTTAATTTCCTGTCCCAACTTTGGTGAAGTCCTTCGATCATATCGTTTTCATCCCCCGACAACGCTTGTGCTTCCAACTTGGCAGCATAATCATCAAAAGCTCGAAGGCGTTCCACAGAACTTTCAAGTTGGCTCGACAGAATTTGCTGAGCGTGATCCTTGAATTCCTCATAAGTCCATGGTATATACTCTCTTCCGACCTTCTTGTGCTGACTCCAATCAACGAGACCATCCATTCCTTTAATCCAGAATCGATAAGGGTCAGTAGATGATGCTCCACAAGTTCTCCGAACCTTATCTGAATCCAGATACGAGTTACCATTAATCCTCTTTTGAAACTCTGGTGCAATGACCACTTCAGCATTAATGTGGAATCGCCGTCGAACAGCATCTCCACTCACAAGACTTTCAACCCCGACTCGTTCCTGATTCGTAGTATAAATAACGACCTTCGATGTGAAGAAGGTCTTTGCTTTCTCCAAAAGTGAAGCCATGTGTAAAGGAAAACAATTAGTATTCCCCATCTTGATGACTTCCATGAGTTCCGGATTTGGAGCAGCAAGAGAATCTTTCTGTTGGAACGCATCATCACAAATGACGACTGGTTGGCCGTGGTAATTGTCCCAGAATTCTTGCGCCGGTTGTCTATGATAAATCTGTGATCGGTAATCAGACTTTCCTTCTCGTTTTTGAATACCGCCCAACGGATTATGCAGCAAATCCAGTGCCAAAAAAGTGGCCAGACTCGATTTACCAACTCCTGTTTTCCCATAAAGATAAACCATAATAGGTTCAATCTTGGGACCACCCCGGTTAACACCAGATGACAACACTGTCTTATACTTCTCCCTGAGATCGTGCATGTAATATGCAATCACGTTCACGACTCGACTACGAAGTGAATTGTCTTGAATTTTCGCGGCTTCATTCATTAAATGGTTACCCCGGTGTACACTTTGCTCAACTTTGAGTCCAGAAGCTATATCTGAAGTCAGTGAATCAACGAATTTGGCGTCACAATAAGAATCACAGTCCCTGACCCAATCCTCCATACCGTCAATAATCCTCTTTGCTTCTTCAGCACCTTCGGGCACTCCAGATATCCACGAAGAAATTTTCGGCGACAATTTGTCCATCAAAATAACCACGAATTGCCACATGTTAGTTGCAGCTCGGGCCATGTTACCAATGTTCATCAAGGTCTTAACTTGGCCACTTGCCAACGTCAAACCAAACACTGAAGCACACAATAGTTGTCCAACAATGGCAGCAATGGTGGCATGAGACATGTTGGCAAATAAGCCACTGGCCAAATCCTCATCTAGTGCCTGAGTTTCTAGTGTGTTTGGTTGCAACCATGCTAAAAACTCCGAAATTGCTCCTTGAGGTAATAGGGCAGACAACACACCAGTACACCACGCCATCATACCAGTTGGTGAATGCCTCAATTCAACCAGGACAATAAGCTGAGCAATAAAATTAATCATCCTCGATGCTATGGAAGAACTCGAAATTGAGTCCAAAATGGTGTTAATCCGCCTCAACAATTGATCAACCTCTCCTCCCAAATTCAACCTGACAGGTATTCCGATTTGAGCATCGAGATCGATATGATCCTTGATATTATCATACAATTGCTGAAATCCATCATCCAGTGGATTCACAACTACTCTTTTCCTGGCGATCTGGAACGAAACCCGAGTGCGAGCAGGTTGGGTCTTCACAAATGCTGGCCACATGGGCAATTCCAATTGATGCAATAAAGAATTGGGTTTCCACCACTCTGTGTTTCTAAGTAAATTAAAAGTCAAGCGTCGCCTATAGTTGTTTTGGCGGCAACGCTGCTTATATTCATCAACACTCACTTGTGCCTCAAGTGGCCCAATTCGACAAATTCCTTTGTGATTGCGCAATTTCTTGGCGCTCTTTGTCCGAACACCACATTCGCAAATCCATGGTCCAGTCATGACACAGTCTTCATGATCTTTGGGTTTTCCGACCCAGCCACATTCGCACACTGCACTACAAGTGCCTTGTGATTTGGCATGGTTCCACATTGTTTGTAAACTCGTGACTCGCAAGCCACACTCGCAAAAACGAACATTCGTAAGTAGATTGATGCTCGCCATTTTGTCAATTTTGAAATTGTAAAGTTTCATTGTAAGTTTCAAACGGACGCTTTATGCACACTCAGGAAATACTCGTTATTGAATATTTCATTAGTTTTAAATGGGTCAACAGACTTCTACGGTAGTCTGGATACCGAGGACATCTACCTCTTAGTCCTATAGGGTACGACCAGAAAATACTACACGTCTCAGTGACTCTGATAATCTTAGAGCAGAGGCCGGCTTTCGCCACTTTCGCTAAAGGCTTACTTTGTTTCCCGTATCCCATCACCACTATTGTGTAGATGGGCAGTCCAGACTAAGATTGATCAACTTCGGCTGTTCCGCAACCGTACTAGGCACGTCACTTCTGACTCCGACTAGGATAGATAGGTCTAAGGTGTAGCACTAACTGGATTTCGGAAATAAGAAGGAAAACATAGATAGAATACATATTTATTTTTGGTGGACCAGATGTCCTTTTGAAGTACATTTTAATATGTTTAGAGTAAATTGGTTTCATAATCAAATTGAAGCTATCCTGCTGAGCTATATTGAATCAATTCCCTAAGCTTCAAGACCACTTCGCCGTTTGAATTCACTAATGTCGTTACAACAAGTCGCAAAGACAAAGGACTAATGGCCTAAGGCCTTATGTCGTGTTGAAAGAAAGAACTTCAAGACCACTTCACCGTTTGCAATCATTAACACCGTAACAGTGGTTCACAAAATACAAGAGATTAATAGCCTAAGACTCTTTCAGCTTCGTTAAAAGGTCAACAAGTGAAATTGTTCTCAAGGTTCACTAACGCCGT